CACCTTAATCGGTGTGGGATATATGTTTGACTTTATTTAAGGTTAGATAACAAAACCATCGTTATCTACATTACCACCTAGAGGGCTAGTCATGACACGAGCACTTGAATTTTCATTAAATTCTTCTAAGCGATGTTGTAACTTAGCAAATACGTTTTTGATATCGTATTGCGAAGTAATGAAGTGTAAGTCATTACCTTTTAATACGTTTTCTTGGGTATAACCAACACAGCTGTATTCAGGAGTAAGTCTACTTGTCGTCTTACCTTCTTCACTGAATAAAGACGCTAAAGAAATCGGATGTTCGATTTTAATGGCATCTTCTTCGCTGTTGGTTACGTATAAGAAAGTCACACCTTCTTTTACACTTGTTACTTTTTCAAAGTCAACAAAGTTAGCGACATCCGCTGTATCTAATTCTGCATTTTGTTTAGAGCACAGAATTGAAAGTGCAGTGATGGTTTGTTTCATGATAGTATCGTTTTGTTGACGACTCGCTAAAGCTGAGTTATGTGTATAACTCACAATAACAGGTTTATGCGCTTTACGAGAAATACCATCTAAAGATTGAATACTTTTAATGGTATTGTCAATTGTGATTTTAGATTCTTCAGAACCTACCATAACGACGATAACAGTTTCATTACGTTCAAGAAGTTCTTTTACTAAAGTGATAGAAATCACACCACCAGAACCGCCTGAACCAGAGCTTACAACGATATTCATATCTTCAGGTTTGAAACGCTGTAAGATTTGTTTAGTCATTTGTGAAATAGTGGTAAAGTTAGAAGCACGTAACTTACCGCTTCCATCTAAACCTTCAAATAAGAACACATCGCTTTCATCAATCACTTTACCGTCTTTACTACGGATGTTAGATAATGAGGTATCAATGAAACATGTTTTAATATCTGCGAAACCAGGAATGGTTTCTAATTTATAAAAGTCTTTACCGATATTTAAACCAGTACCGCCGCATGCGTATAAACGAATAGACATCTATAATTTTCCTCTTAATTTTTTAAGTATACTTGTATATGTTTTGTGGGATGACCACATACGAATAAAATAATAATAAGAAAATAGGAAAAGCATAATGAACGCAGTAATGTATAGTCTGATGGAAATAAAACGAAAAATTCCAGCACCTATCTTGGAAAAAGCTTTTAAACCTGTTCAATTTAATCAGTTGCGCCGCGACCCATTCATGCCTGCTAGTCTTGATAATTTAATCATAGAGAAAATCATCAATGGACCTGTACGACGAGATTGTGATACAGCAGGAGCAACAGAGGTAACGATAGATCTCAAAGGACTACCAATTGAAAAGGTTTCAAACGATAAATACTGTATACATATACCCAAAAGACTAACCAATGGAAGAGAAATCACCTCAGCGTTAGCACTGATATTCTACAGTATGAATAGTGTAAGTACGGATAGCATGTTCCAAGGGCTATCAAATTCAACGACTTACACCAATGGTGGATGTAATAATAACCAAAATAACGAATTATTTACAGGCTTAACAAAAAGCCTACAACCTATGATGTTGTCACAAACATCTAATGTGCGTATTGTTAATGGTGCGACTCTTTTAGTGGAAGATGTTATCATGCCTGGCGGTACACCACATTTAAGATGTATATTAGCCAACGATACTACTTTTAGTACTCTCGCACAAGCGGCATGGAAACAATTCTCTAAGCTTTGTGTATTAGCTGCTAAAGAATATATTTATAATAATTTAGTGATTGAAATTGATACCACTGAACTTGTAGGTGGTCAAGAGTTAGGTAAGTTTAAAGATATTGTTGAAAGTTATGCTGATGCAGGCGAACAATACGAAGAATTCTATAATGACAAATGGCGTAAAATCCAATTCATGGCAGATGTACCTAGACATGCTAGATTTATTAAGTCTTTAATAGGTAAATTTAAATAAAACATAGTCCCACCTAAAAAGGTGGGATATATGCCGTCTAAATCGCAGGCTTATATTATCTAATTGATAAGCTATAGGAATGTATAGGTAAACTAAAAAATGCAATAGAAATTTATTTAGGAGCCTTATAATAAGTAGGGGGTAAAAAGTATGTCAGGACTGAAAAGAATTATTTTCAATATATCCAAACTCATAGACGATGTGAGTAACTGTAGAGAGCTTTGTACAGATGAAGATATTCAAGATGTCATTAAGTTTTCTTATTTAAAATATCTTCAGAAACCTGAAGTTCAGAAAAAGTTCAATATTACGTCAGCGACTTATTCTGATATTGATTTAATTGATCCATCTTTTTGGGACATTGTACCCATATACCGTCATGAGGAACAGATTTCTGATTACGTATTAGAACACTTCGGTGGAATGATTCGGGATCAATTAGATTATTTCTTAACTACATTAGGCTCTAGTACTTTAAATATCATTAATATTGAGATATTAGAGGAATTATTGATTATAGAAACCGTATAGAAGGTTACCGTGAGTTATTTAGACAATCCGCAGGTATTTTTATTTGATAGAAAACTAACTGATCGATATATTAAAGAAATTGTCATTAGAGTTTTGAGAAGATTAGAACTACTTGGCGACGAAATCGATGATTCTGTAAAAACATTATTGAACCATATAGCTGATGCGTATATTGTAAATGATTTTGCTGGATTAAATGAACATCGAAGAAATAATCTATTTGGAAATGAAAGCTTAAGCGAAGAAACACGTTTGAGAATCATTCGTTTATTGTTAAAAATGAATATTGATATCGATGCAGTAGTTTATAACGAAGATTACGATATAGAGTATCCAATTTATGAATACGTGATAGACCTTATAGAGCTTGAGCTTTATGAGAAATCAAGAAGAGATAACATCATTAATCGATATCTTTTGGGTATTAGCAAAAACGAATATAATGAGTATAAAGTAGAACTTAAACAAGATACCATGATAGTCACTGATGATGGGGATTATCGTATTAATAAATTCTACGAACAGGGATTAAAATAAAAATGCCTTTATTACCACGAAATCAACTCCATCTTATTCCTATAAATAGAATAGTTGCATTATATCGAGGGTTATTTGATAACAATATCTTCAATCGTGAGAATGTCATCACTTCTGCATCTTTCAAGGAAGATATGAATGCTATTATGAAATACTTTAATGGTATTATTGAAGATAGTGCGTTAAATGAGTATTTACAAAATACTAAAGCAGTTGATGAAGAGGGTAATGAATTAGACAGAGAAACGATTTTCTTTGCTTTTCTAAAGGAGTTAGAAAATATCACGCAAGAATTACTACCCGAATTTGTCAAATATCCACAGGAGTTTATTTATTTCGAGTATGATGAAGACTATCTGTATATACTAGATAGAAGGAGAAAAGCGTATGTTCCAGCAGTATTACATCGTGCGATTAAGGCAAGAACAAATGCAAGCATTTTTACAGACCCTGGATGGTAATGTAGATTTTGTGATGCGATATTCTTGGAATATGGCCGTTACTGCATTTCTAAATGGACTTATCGATGAGGTTGCTCCACCGATACAAGCTATTTTTGATGAATTCGAAAACGAAATCATGGTGATGAAACCAGAGGTATATGATGACCCTATATTCATTAGAATGCTACAGGCCACATCGTTTATTTCCGAGTTTATAAGAAGGCATTACGTTGAGCAATTATCTAAACAGGTAAAAGTTGATGAGCTGATGTATTATGCTTACGATGAAAGTACGGGAACTTTAATTTTAGAACATGTCGAGGGGTTCAAAAATGAAAACAACTTTAATTAATGTATCAAGGTTTAGAGAACCTTTGATGGATGTATTAGCAAGTTTTGAAGAAGCAATTATCAACGATGATGACTTTATTTTAATTTGTGTAGGCGCTTATCCGTTAGGGTTATTGCCTAAAGATACTAATTACACTTTTCAAGATGAGCAAAGAATGTTCAGAGAAATGTTTACAACGTTTTATCCACAAATACACGTACTTTTGGAAAGTGCTGGTATTAAAAAGAAACCAGATGTCTTTACCATTGAAAATGGTGTATTGGTGATTCAAACACAGGAGTAATTATGAACAATCTAGCAGAAAAACCTAATTTTACATTAGATCCCGATTCACTTAAAACCAATTTTAATAAGAATCGGTTCTATGCTAAATTGGAAAGTTCAGATATAGATGCTATCATCAATAGTAAAAGACGTTATGTGTTTAGACATTATGCCATACCGGTATTAAAACGTTTATTAACACGATACGAAGAGGAAGAAGTAACTGATGCAGTACCGACAAAACGTCTGAATGAAGTACTAGACCGCTATGTCGATATTTATAAGAAAGCGTACCGAAAAGGAGATGAGGGAATAGCGCTATTCTTACGTACGGTTGCAGAGGAGTATTGCGAATCAACAGATACTCAACAATATTTCGTAACCTTATTTCTAGACTTAGTATCTGAGTGTTTTAAAGTGATAAGTCAATGGGATATGAAAGGTATTCGTTATTTTAACTTTGCAGTTGAAGAGAATAGTTCTCACGCAGTTATTAATATCGAATTAATTTAATAAGGTATTTCGTTATGGAAGTACAAACAACCTTAATGCGTTCCAATAACCTAGCTAATATTACTACATTGTTCCACTATATCGATCGTCGATTCCATAATCGAACCATTGAGTTAAAAGAGTTAATAGCCAATGTTAGATCTTGTATAATTAACTATATGCACTATAAAACCTTCTGGCCATGTACAGGTGACGATCCGATAGTGACCATATTCGATGGTATGTTTGAAAACGAGTATCATGTTATTAAACATGAATTAATCGCGTATTTGGAACAATTCGCAGAAGAGTTAAAATACTACTGTGATGTAAAACGTCTTTTAGATATCGTTGTTACTGAAGAAGGTAACATGTGTATCTTAAAGACAAAACCGTTGAAATTGCGATTAACAGTTACGTATAAGGGAAAATAATGAGTAAGAACATTTTAGGTAAAATGGATATTGGAGATACGGTATCATTTGATTTACATGTATCATCAGTATTACCACAGGACTACAGTCTTGTTAAAATAGAAGGTGTTATACCGGCTAACTTATGCGATAAATTCGGCACTGACGTGTATGCGTTACATGCACAAGTTTATCGTTTAGTACCGGAAGGTACCATGGACAATAATCCTGAATCATATTCTTATCTTCTTGTTAAAACGCAAGATAAAGAATATCGAGTCATTGGATTACCTTGGATCAATGCCGATACTATTAAAGTCTATAAACAAAATAAAGTGACATTTGGTATAATCAATTGTGCCGAAGAAGATATCGCTTTAATTAGAAACGCTATTGCTCGTCGTGGTTACCATGTAACGATAACGAGAGAAGATGTTTCTGTTGAATAGTACATATATCCCTACCTTAACCGGTAGGGATATATGTTTATTCCTATCTAGATATTTCTTTTTTTGTTACTTATAAATTTCAAGAAGAGTATTCAAAATGCAAGAAATAAAACCCGTATTTAGAAAAGATTACGGCGAGTATCGCCGTAACCTAGATTACGTTGGTCTGTATGTAGATCAAAATGTAACGTATGCTAAAATACAAGATCCTAATCTTGATGAGGCTAAATATAGAGAATGGTTATTAGCAAATATGAAGAAAGATGGAGAATTTCCTATCTTTAATCCACGTATGTTAATGAACATCAAAAATCCTGTTAACGACAGGGAACGTAAAGTAACAACGATGTTAGATTATCTAAAAGATGTTACTGTAAAAGATTTAAAATTTGTACCAACGTTTACAACGTATTTACCAGAGAAAAGCATGGAATCGTTAGAATCCAACTTTTTACGTATCGGCATGAAAAATCGTAGTATTGAGAAAAAGAACAAGTTTAAAGCAAAGGAACGTGGCGATGATATCATGGCAGATTATCATGATAACATGCAGTTAATGCTTAAAATTCTAAATAACTCATCTTCTGGTGCAAAAGCAGCAAAAGGCACTATCCTGTATAATCAAACAGGACACTCTACACTTACCAGTATTTGTAGAAGTACAACTTCATTTGCAAACTCAACCAATGAGAAATTCTTAGGTGGTTATAGACATTACTTTAATAATGAAGTTATTATCAATAATATTCTTGCGGTATTAACGTTTACCAATATTGATGAAGTCCAAGAGGTAATGGAAAAATATAATTTACATTACGTTACCCCCGATGAATTAATGTGGGCAATTAAACGTAGTACGGATTTATATTGGGTATCGCCTAAACATCTAGAACAAATCGCTGAATTTGTTAATAAACTTACTCCATTACAATGTTCTAGTTATTTATATAACAGTGACTTATACATGTTGAGACAATTCAATGAACAGTTTGTTAGAACCATGTTTGACAAACTTGTTGATTGTAAAACATTAATACCATTACCTTTAGGTGAAGCAAAAGAATGGTGTGATGTAATGGATGATGATTTAGCTGCACTCGTTGCGGTGTATGTTGCTGATTTGTGTAATGGTAAAGGTGTACGTACAGCCATGTCCGAACATCCTGATATCGTTCCAATTGTAGGCGCAGTAGTGAAAAACACGATTGAAGTGTTTGAAGAGTATCGTGATCTTATTAAGACTTTCTGGGTAACTGAGATTATGCCTTTTGAATCAGCACGTGTTCCAGACATGATGCGTGGTGTGGTATTAGGTTCAGATACAGACTCATCGTTATTCTCGTTAGATACTCACTGGGTAGATTGGTACTTTGGTCAGATTATCCATGATGATAAATCAATGCGATTGGTTGCTACAGCGGTGTATATGACTTCTCAACACATTGCCCATATTCTTGGGATGATGACAGGGATACTAAATATCATCGATGAGAAGAAACCTTTAATTGCCATGAAGAATGAGTTCTTATTCTCTTCATTTACTACCACGTCTGCAGGTAAACATTACTTTGCTAAGAAAGACGCACAAGAAGGTATCATGATTCCTAGAACAAAAATGGAAACTGAGATCAAAGGTGTGCGTTTAAAACACGGTAAAGTACCAGCAGATATCACTAAAGCTTTCCATGCTAAACTTGATTACTTTATGAATACAATAGAAGCTGATAAAAAAGTGAGTATACGTGATTTAGTAAGAGAAGTCGCTAAGATAGAACATGATGTTTATCTTTCTGTGAAGGAAGGGGATGGAACGTTCTTACAACGTGGACAAGTTAAAGTAAAAGATGCTTATAAAACCGAAGATTCGATTTATAAGCGTGGATATGAATTATGGGAAGATGTGTTTGCACCTAAATACGGTAGCATCGCACCACCACCATATGACGCGGTTAAAGTATCGGTTACACCAAATACTCGAACTAAGTTTGATGATTGGGTAAGTAGTTTTGAAGATAAAGAGTTAGCTCAGCGTTTAATTGATTGGGTAGATTTGAAGAATAATGGTAGACATCTTACCACGTTCTATATTCCTCAAGCAATTGTACGCAGTCATGGAGTACCTCAAGAATTGGTATCAGGCATGCAACCTCGTAAACTTGCATTCCAGATTACTTCACCTTATTACTTATTACTTGAGTCATTTGGTTATTTTGTTCAGAACGATAAGCTTACAAGATTATGTTCAGATGAAATACCTGAATTCACTATTCCGTCTTCTATCTACGAAGATTAAACATAATGCCAGAGCACTTAGCTCTGGCTTATATGTTGTCCGTATAGATATTGATATTTTCAATAAAATAATTTCGAGTCGTATCGTAATCTAAATTACGAATGGTACTAAATAATTTACCTGAATCCATAATCTTAAATTTACGGATATATTCATTTCTTTCCATCCCACTCGCTTTTGATTCTATCTTAAAATCAATACCAAACAGTAAAGATAAATAAGGTACTTCAGCAAGATATTTTGCAAGTCTATTTTGATGGGTATTCATAACGGTATCATCCATTAAGAAATCTTTTAAACTATTTGTAAATATACCAGGTATCCAACACGCAAAGTCTTGTACACTACCACGACTTAGATTTAAATAACGGATAATATCATCATGTACTTCATCTACATGGTAATAACTACTACTCATCGCTAAACGTGTATCAGATTTATTATCACTATTCGCTACACCGAAGTATCTATTTTTCAATCTATTGAACCAAACCGTTTCTAAATGACTTTTCATCATATTGGTGATAGGATAACTGTGTATAAAGTTCATTACACTTTTACTTGTCTCTTCATCGTATTGGCTAGCAAGTTTATCATTACGCCATGCTTTATATTGAGCAAATAGTAACCCTATATCTATCTTAATAATACAAATACCTTTTTCTTCACTTAGTCTTCTTTTATTATTAGGTAATTGATAATCAAATGAAGTAAACGGATGGTAAACCACTCTCACTGGGTCCCATTCACTATAATGTTTAGTAAAGAGTTGTTCGATAGCATCATCAAAAGGTTGTTCTATTAATATCTCTTGGCACTCATGTCCATAGAAGTTTGATTTGAATTGAACTTTACCGTAATTAACTGGAGAAACGATTCCTCTAGGTGAAGTGTATGTTAAAGCGACATCTCTAGCAATTCTATAATTACTAGATGGTTCATTAGTGCTACTACTTAAACCATTAAGGATGCCCACTAATATATGGTCACTTCTAACAGTCCAGTTCATATCCCGCCAATAACGGGTTATTCTTTTATAATTATAAAAGATATTGTTTTTAACTGTATTCAGTCTAGCAGGCACTCTAGGTGGTTGTTTATTTCTAGACGAATGTAAGAATGTTAACATGGTTTAAATTCCTTTAATTGTGGCTGTATTGTAATTACTATAAAATAGGTATAAAAAAATCGAAACTAATATAGTATGTAAAACTAGTATGCATGACTTAACTCGCTATTCTGTAGCGGGTTAGGGTTATGTTTAGATATCTTTCGATTTTTAACGTGTTTAGCTGAAAATACAAAATAAAATGAGAATTATATTATCTAAGTGATTATATCTTAAGGATAATTAACTTATTCATTTTATACGGAGATTTAAAAATGAGACAAAACATTGTTTTCAGTCATGCAGGGTCTTGTAGTAGATATTATTACGATAGACTAAGTTTGGAATCCATGTATGAAGTATTCCCAGAGCTACATGAAACTATATCAACTAAATACACGAAAGAAGAAAAAGAAAATGTTTATACGTTGCTTTGCACGTATAACAAGAAATTAACACGTATCTTGTACGATGCAAATACAAAGTTACTTTATCTTTTTGTTGAACCATGTTTCGGTGAAGTAGTCAATCTTATTGATGATCATTTTTCAATAGAAGTGATTAAGAAGTTATCGAAACTAAATGATGTATTAATTCCAGTTATGGAGTTAGTGCCTATTTATTATCGTTCGTTTAAAAATAAACTTCCAGTTCGTGATGTGATATTTTCTATTCATTGTACCGTCGATTATCCAGACTATCGTCAACGTGAAGTAAAAGAAGTGATTTCAGTTTGCTGGTACGATGAATTTAGATATCACGATAATCCAATCGTTGAATTATTAAAACGAGAAAGTTTCGATGAGACTTTTTGTATTAAACGAGAAGACGATGGTTGGTCAACAATCACTGTTGAATGGAAAGATGTGAAAAACGGAGATGCTTACGCTGACCACAATTTTAAACAATTGAAGATTGCTAAGTCCAGTACTATAGCTAGTGGGTATTACAATAAAGAAAATAAAGGTTCAGTTTTAGAACCAAGAATTTCTTCTGGTTGCACTCGTCAAGAATATATCACGGTGAATGTACCAGTACCCTTAAACCTATACTCAAAAGAAACACTCGTTGATGACCGTTGGTTTAGATTTATCTATTTACTATTAGACCGTTTAACGAAAGCACAACGTGAAGAAGATAAAGATTACTTTGATTATATTTACAAGGTACTCGAAGAAAGAACAGTTGAACATCCAGAAAGCTTAAATGAGCTATTTGTACTGTTCAAACTTAAAGAATGATTTATAAGTTTAAAATGCAAAGAAATTTTAAGCTTATATTATCTAATTGGAATACAATCTGTATTCTAATTCATTTAATATTAATTGGCCAATTAATAACAGGAGATTTATCATGGCAATTACAGGTAAAAATGATTTTTCAGCGTTATCAGCAGAAACTTCTGGTGTAAAACCAACTGAAGCAGCATACCGTGCAGAAGCAGGCGCTCAAGCATCTGCAGCACAACCTAACTTCACTGCTGGAGTTAATGCTAACCAACCAGCTAGCACCTTAAACGGTAAACGTGGTACCGGTTTATTAAACGGTATTCGTCGTACAGTACCATACAACCAAACAGGTGCACGTGTAGCTTCATTCTTAACAGCGTTTGAAAAAGTTGTAAAAGAACAGTTAGTAGATTTAGATTCAGATCGCGATAACTGGGAATTTAAAATCTTTGACGGCCCAACAAACCGTTCAGCAGTATCTGCTATCTTATTTATCCGTGACTACAACTCTCACGTTGCAGTATTCCCATGGGTAATCCAAGATCCAGATCATTCATTAGCTGATAAAGTATTACAAATCCCAGCGATGTACAATACGCCAGCAACGACTATCCAAATTCCTCAGTTAACTGAAGAATTATTAACTTCTGATGGTGAGTTAGGTCAAGCTATCGTTAAATACGTAGCGTCATTACCTAAATACGTAAATCGTGAAGTATTATTAGTTACTGGCCGCGTTATCCCTACTAAGTTAGAGCCATCTAACGAAGCTCAAATCCGTAGTATCATTTACTACGCTTCTGATGCATTAGAATCATCTTTAATCGCATTAGATTCTAACCGTGAGCATTTCAATATCGCAATGAAATCTCCGGATGAAAACTTAGTAGCACGTATGGAATTCAACCCTGGTTTATCTGCAACATCTGTAGGCTTACCAGTACGTAACGACTTAGCAGTGCGTTTATCCGTTGTTGAAAAAGCAGCGAAAAACTCATTAGCAATGAACCGTCAACTTCCATTCTCTGCAACTCGTACATGGGGTGAATTAATTTACACTGGTGGTAATCCGCAATTCGCTCAAATGGCTCAAGCAGGTATGATGGGTTACGGTTTCAATCCAGCAATGATGTCTAACCCAATGTTCCGTCCAGCGATCGTTATCTCTTCTATGGATAACCAATTCGAAGGTGGTTCATTAGAAACTCAATTGTTGGCGTTAAACTCTGCGGTATTGTTAGCAACTAACAACAACTGGTGGAATCTATTCCGTCCTAACCACGCGATTACAACTATTGGTGCAGACCCTCAAGATATCGGTATGATTACTGCAGACGTTGCATACCCAGGTGAAGAGTTAGGTTATACTAACACTAAAGCTGAAGGTTTCAACTTCGCACAATTCATGATGAAATATATCGAATCTGATGTATTAATCAAATTAGACGTTGATGAATTAGGTGACTTAACCTACTTACAACAACCGTTCTTATACGTATCTGGTGTGTCTGGTAACCCACAAGACCAAGCAACAGCAAATGAAATCATTTGCCAAGCATGTAACCACTTAACTGATGGTAACTTTGCTAAATACTGGTCCGGTAAAGATCCAATCGTTGTAGATTCAGATCGTATCGAAGTAGGTTACTACGTGAATGATAAAGGTGAATTACGTCCATTATCTGAAATCGACTATCGTTACATTGCTAACTTAATCGATATCAATGTGGCTCGTGACTTCCAAGATTCATTCAATAGCCAAATCTACCCAGATGACAAAGTGCGTTTCAGCAAACGTAAAGCAATTTACGATATGTACTTCGCAGGTAGCTACGAAATCACTGGTTTCGCTCGTCGTTTAACATTCAACTCAGCATTTATCGTTGCGTTATCACAAGCAATGAACGATGCTAACGGTGTTATTGCTATTGAACACAACTACAATAACAACGCGACAGTTGAACGTGGTAACCGTAACTCTATCCTAGGTATCCAACCTAACCAAATCGGTCAGTTTGTATACGGTGGATATAACTACGGTAACGGCCAACAAGCCACTACTGGTGTATGGCGTAACTACAACAGCTACGCTCTAGGTAATAGTTACCTATAAATAATTGATAAGAGACTCAACAATGGGTCTCTTGTTATCTGACTAAAATATTATAGGACTATTGGAAGTTTGTGTCCAATAGTCCTATATGTCAGTTTAATTATTTTATTTTTAATTATAGAGGAGTACGGATGGACGTCAAAGAGGTTAGTGGGAAGATAAGCAGTGGTTTAGCTTTAGATACCACTAATTACCATGCAGTTTTAAATAGTCTAAAGAAACCACCTCTATTGGTAAATGACCTAGATACTAACTACCCTGAAGATGAAGAACTTCTTAATAAATATCTATTAACCACTTACGATACCGCGACATTCTCGATGGTACCGAGCTGTGAATGTGGACATTTAGTGGGAGGACATTTACGGGGTAAAACATGCAGTAAATGTAATAGTGAGGTATTAGCTCACACTGAAGTACCAATTGAGTCTAATCTATGGATTAAAGTGCCAGATGGTGTAGTGGCATTCATGTCCCCTACATTGTTTAGTAAGTTAAGCCAAACGTTTGAAACGAACAAAGTGGATGTTATTCGATGGATTTGTGATATCCATTATAAAGGTAACTTCCATGAAGTCGAAGTAATTAATAAATTACGAGAAGCCGGAGTAAAACGCGGTTATAATAATTTTATCAATAATTTCTGGGAATATATTGATATCTTATTAAGACCACGTATGTATACGTCTGTTTCTGATAAACGTAGAGATATACGTAGATGGTTAGAGGATCACAAAGATACCTTGTTTACCGAATTTCTTCCTTTACCCAATCGTATCTCTCTTGTTACTGAGAAAACATCGACAGGCAGATATGGTGAGATTCTAAAATTCGGTGGTGCAGTAGAAGCAGCACGCACTATCACATCACTTAAAACAAGAATCGATACACCAAGTCAATCAGCAAAGGAAGCTGCTGCATTTCGATGTGTTTATCTTTTAGCAGCCTACTATAGAGCTCAACAAAAAGATAGCTTAGGACGTAAAGAAGGCCTTATTCGTAAACACATTTGCGGTACAAGGATGCCATTCTCAGCTCGTAACGTGATTACCTCATTACACGCAGAACACGAGTATAATGAATTACACGTTCCATGGGCTATGGCAATAGGTTTATTGCGTTTACATTTAACCAATAAACTCTTTAAAGATGGGTACAGTCCTAATGAGATTACAGGTTTACTCACAGGACATGTAAATAGGTATCATCCACTTATCGATAAGTACATGAAAGAATTGATTGCAGAATCCCCGTATAAAGGATTACCGTGTTGCTTTAACCGTAACCCTACACTATTACGTGGTAGTATCCAACAGTTATACATTACTAAGATTAAAAGTGATGATATCAACGATAATACAATAAGTTTAAGTGTAATGATTCTGGCTAGTTATAATGCAGAAAATCTTCATTAAAATTATAGAGTAAAATATTAAATAAAAATTAGTAAGACAATAATCGTATAGCTTTATGCTTCGTTAATAGTACTTTCATAAAGGAAAATAAATGAAAAATAAAGCTTATAAAGAACCTGTAAAAGTAAATACTGTAGATGGTATTGACTTTTATGCTGTTAAAGAAACTGGATGGATTCCTGTGTCTAGATGTGGTTTAGCGTTAGGTAGGAATAAAACTATTTGTTGTAAACCTAATGGTACTAATAACTATATTTATTTTAATAAATTTGCGGTCCATCGTTTAGTGGCTACTACATTTATCCCTAATACAGATTCTAAGAAAATCTTTGTCAACCATATAGATGGTAACAAGCAAAATAACCATGTATCTAATTTAGAGTGGGTTACATCTCAAGAAAATAACATACATGCTTATCAAACTGGATTACGTCCAGACAATAAGCGTGTGTTAGCTAAAGATATAGATACTGGTGAAATCTTAGAATTTAACAGTATATGGGAATGTGGTAGGCATTTTAAGACTAATGGTGGCACTATACATCGTATCTTAAATAGACCACAGATTAGACCATTTAAACTCAAATACGATTTAACTTTTAAAGGTAGTGAGTTTAATGGGTTCACTAAGGATGATGTAGTGATGTTAGAAGAGAATGGTACGAATCGCTTAGTTATCGCAATCAATCCCGATAATGAAAAAGATAGTATTATCTTCTCTAATAACAAAGTAGCTGCGGCTAAATTTGGTGGTTCTCCTTCTCTAATTAACTGGTACATTGGTTGTAACGGAGCTGGTAAATATAAGAATTATTATAAGGGGTATCGTTGGTATCATCTTAGAGATTATTCTAAAACCAGAGAGCAAACTGATAAACTTATAGAACAATCCGTTAAGGAGTTAGAGCCTTATAAGTTTAACATGAACCCAGCCAATAAAAAGCCTAAAAAGCTTAAAATAACCAATTTAGAAACAGGTGAAATCCAAATATGGGATTCCGTGAAAGCCTATGCCGATTCTAAAGGTGTTAAAAAGAATAGTTTAGAAAAACGCATATACTGCAATAACGGGATCATACAGGGGTTTAAATACGAATACATCAAACCTTTTGATATTTAATATTTACTAATGTTAACTAATGAATTGCTCCTTTAATCAGAAATGATTATTGGTTAACCCTCTAATTGCGGGAATAGCCGTTATGATAACTACTCCTATTACATCGAAAGATAGTAATAGCCGCTCACAATAACGTGTGGGTTTATAGTAAAGACGTTATCACGTAGGACAGTCCGCAGCGAAGCTCCTAAGTCCTTATCAGGATATGGAGTGTGTTCAACGACTATGGAGTTGCGTCCAGTACACTCAAGCGAGTGGAAACGGGGGAGACGTAGGGAATAAACTGAATACCTACGATGCTTTTATATAAAGGCATCCTTACCGAGTAATGTCGGAGGTTCGAGATATAGTCTCGTCATCTATGGTAACATAGAGCAGTCTATCTGATGGAAAGATAGACGGGTAGAGCGTAGCGAACTCTATTGAAGAATAACGTTTTGATGGTAAAATTGATTGCCAGTCTTATTCGTGAGGATAAGAGTATAGGTAACGCGGAATGAAGCAAGAAGACTGTGATGTTGACTTGAGACTGAAGGTATAATTTAAAAGTTATACCAAGCGCAGAGCGTAGTAGGTGAACCTAGTAATAGAATATAATCCTACCAAGAGGCCGCGTCGTATCATCGCCTAAAGAATGATTTTACTCAATATAGATTGAGATGCAAAACGTACGCCAGACTATAACGAAAGATAAGTTATAGAACTAGAGGATAAAAAGCCTTTAGGGTAACAAAAATGGATCAAATGAACTTATATTTAAACTTAGATACATTCCAACATGATAATTTTTCTCCATTAGCATCACACACGTCTGTATGGAGTACTGAATCACCGTTTGATGTATCAGGTATTGTAAATATCACTAAACCTATCTTTGCAACGATTAACAACTACTTGACTATAGGAAAACGCCCAGAGTTATTTCCATAGTCTATTTAACTAACAAGGAGTTTTATGGCTATTCTAATAGATGGTGATAGAGAGGTAGTAGCACAAATGCTATTTGGTCCTCCACCGCCAGGTTATCAAGACTACCTTAATCAGACTAACCAGTATTTCTCAAACATGCTTACAGATGTAGGTAAGAAGTTTGTAGAAACAGCGAGTAATGTATTTACACGTATTAATGTTAATGAGGCAACCAATATGGCTAAAGCCGCATTACGTGTAGTAAATACTTATTTCCAACGAGACATTATTCATGATGTAACTTCGATAGAAGATTTACAAGAAGCACCTAATGCCATGGTGCGTTGGATTATGTGTCATCCTGGTTTACGGTCTATGATGGAGGCTAATACCATAGATGCATATGGTGATCGTTATCAAGATAATCAGCCAGACTTTAGTGTTGGTTGGAATCATTTTGATTATTGCCAAGTATATGATGGTTGGATCGAGCCCGTCACTGTAACGAAAACAATCGTGAATGAAAATAACGAGGAAGAAGAAGTTACAGAAACCTATGATGAAATGACTCAAGTATGGATGGGTGAAGAAGAACATGAGGAACTTCTCGATATCGAAGCCGATATCATTAGAACAGCTCACATGTTTGTTGATAAAGCACTAGCTGAAAAACGTGACCCAACTTCTTACTACGATAACATCATTGTAAGCTAAATTAATAAAATATCCCTAGTGTATATACACTAGG